GATGACTTGCAGAAAATCGTTACAAGAAAAATTGAGCTAGGCTGGTTCATTAACGGTAATGTAACAAGAAATGGCAATCTTGTCACAATTTCAACCGAAAGAAAAATCGCAGACATTGCCACAATTTCAGACTATCGAGAAGTCAAAGAAACAATACCAGCTGGATTTAGACCAGCTCAAGAAGTTAACTTTGTATTACAAGGCTTGTCAGACTCAACAGTAACAGGTACGGCTATTTTGCACCTTGCAGCAGATGGAAAAATCCGTCTAACCAGCAAATCACCGGGCAATAAATATTGGACGGGTACAATCACTTATATTACAAATGACCCTTACCCATAACTTAAAAAACGAAAGGAAAATATATGAAACTAGAATATGGTTCAAAATCTTTAGAATATGACGGAAGTGGTGCAGTATCAGCCACTAAGGTCACTTTAGTCAATGCAAATGGGGCAAATGTTCCAATCTTGCTACCAGCTGATAAAATCAGCTTGTCTAATACTGAGCTTTTTGAGTTAGCTCTTGAGTCGCTCTATGAGGAAAATTTCCCGAACAGAGCAGAAAACGAAAAATTCAGCAAGGTAGCTCAAGAGTTGCAAAAAAACAAAGAGGCAGCGGCTCAAGCTGAGCAAGCAGTCACAGAAACAAAAGAAAATCTTGATACTGTTTCAGCTATTACCGAGGTATTAATTGCTCTTGCTGTTTCACAAAATGGAGGTATGGCTACTCATGCTTATGGAAAGGTAGCCAATTTCATCAAGCCACTTGCTAAGGACAAACGTTATAACAACGGAGACATCATCTCAGGCGCTTATCCATTTGATACTAATGCAAAATGGCCAAAGGGTACGCAAACTATCTTTAAGTTTCAAATGCAAGCCACAGAGGGCTACACGTACAAAGAGCAGTCACTTGCTGAGATGCTACAACAAGGCGTCTTGACCGTAGTCATGCCTCGTATTGATTAGACAAGGGGGACATATGCAAGATTTAGCATTTCATGAATTATTAGATCACCTCAAAAACCTATCTTATAGCCCGTATATCCATTTCTTTTTTTGGCTAATGGTATTAGATATTGTGACAGGTTATATCAAGGCATTTAAGACCAAGCGTTTTGATAGCAAAGTAGGTACGATGGGATTGATTCGTCATTTCGTTGTATTTCTTGTTATCTTACTTGTGGCCATGTATTCACGGTCATTGGGATTTCGTAGTTTTGGGACTGCCTGGACAATGTTTTTCTCGTTCAATTACTTGTTCTCAGTAATTGAAAATTGGGAAATGATTGGACTTGCTTTTCCAGAATTCCTAAAACCTTATATCAATCAAATCAAGAAAGACAATGCTCGTAAGATAGGTCAGTTATTGGTCAACATCGACCAAAAAGACAAAGTAGAAGTTGAAATAAAGGAGAAAGAAAATGAATAAAATCAACTGGAAATTACGCTTACAAAACAAAGTTACTCTTATCGCTCTATTAGGGGCGGTATTCCTTATGGCTCAACAATTTGGTTTTGAAGTCCCAAAGAACATCCAGGACGGTGTGAACACATTTGTTTATATCCTTGTATTGCTTGGTGTGGTTACTGATCCAACAACCGCTGGATTGACAGACAGTGAACGAGCACTCGAATATTACGAGCCAAATAAAGACTAATCAATTTGAGAACCCTTTTGGGTTCTCTTTTTAATATTTAAAGAAAGGAGCAAGATTTGAAGAAAACCATTGAAAAGAAACTTGAAATCACATCGAATAATAGAGATGTGGATAGACTCTATCAAGAATTTTTTAGCATGGATAAGAACATCGCAGGATTCAAATTCACTCTTGAGAATTTAGTTGCTAACAAGGTCATCTGTTTGTTTTACTTCAAAAATTCTAAACGATATTCAACAGTTGATGCGACAATCGAAGATAATACCTTTACTGTCAAGTTCGACACTTCATTGATTACGATGGACGAACCTGTTGTTGGGTATATCTATTTTGAAAAAGTAGAGAAATCTGCTGACGTGTACAGCTTTCAATTCAATGTTCGAGTTAGTGAACTTGATAAGTCTAAGAATGTTCCTGTAATCGAGCAGAAGACAGGTCGCATCGTAGATATCGAGAACATTGTTACCAGATCAGAATTAGAAGAAATTCTCAAGACTATTCATATTGAGAGTGCTGCACAAGACAATTCAGAGATCATTAAACGTTTAGCAGCCTTAGAAGCTAAGCTTGAAATCGACACAAGCGGTTTCGCTACCAAGGAAGAGTTGCAGAACATTTCACTGACTCCTGGACCAAAGGGCGACCGTGGTGATCCTGGACCGCAAGGAAACCCAGGAGAAATTGGTCCTCAAGGGCTTCAAGGCCTGCAAGGTCCACCAGGACCTAAAGGCGAAACTGGAGAGCGTGGACCGCAAGGAGATGTCGGACCTAAAGGAGCGGACGGTTTACAAGGTCCTCAAGGATTGCAAGGTATTCAAGGTGAGCGTGGGCGAGATGGACAACCTGGACCTCGTGGAGAACGAGGGGAACAAGGACCAATCGGACAAACTGGACCGGCTGGACCTCAAGGTCCTATTGGACTTACTGGTCCAAAAGGTGCTGACGGTGTGGGTATTCCGCAAAAAATCAGCATAAACGGGAATGTAGTCAGTCTATCTGACGGCGGGGGAAGTATCACACTTCCAACCGCTACACCATCAAACACAGGCGGTCAAGTCCATGAGTACGAAATCCACGGAACTGGCATGCCTAATGGCAGAGTTAGTGCGCCTGTAGGTACCACCTATGTGGATACCGCTATTACAAATAAAGCTTTAAAATGGATCAAACGCTCTGGCAATGACAATCAGGGCTGGGAGGTTCTAATGGGTGACACTGGATGGATAAACCTCCCTATTGTGTCAAAGCTAGGAGCTTCTTATTTAAAAATCAGACGTGTAAATAACATGGTTACTTACCAATTTGGTGGATTAAGTTGGGGCTGGTTTGGTATTGTAAGACGGGGAGGTCCCGGATATGTCTTACAACCTAGTGACCGTGACCGAAATTGTTTCATTTTAGGTTTAGGTGGAATACCTCAAGGTTTCCGTTCCGAGTTCAGTCTTATTGGAGGTATATACAATGACGCAGGAACGCCCTACGGGACATGGTATTTAGGAGGAAGTGGAGATGGTAATATGCTGAGATTTCAGTTTACTGACCCGGTGCCTACCAATAAAGATATTGGAGATATCCGTGTCAGCTCAATAATGTACTTAACGGACGAACCTTGGCCTACAAGGTTACCGTAATTTTGAAAGGAAAAATATAAATGGATATTGATACAAGCAGATTAAGAACAGATTTGCCACAAGTTGGTGAACAACCTTACAGACAGATTCACGCTCATTCAACGGGTAATCCAAATTCTACTGCCCAAAATGAAGCAGACTACCATATGCGTCGTCCTGTTGATTCAGGTTTCTTCTCGCATGTCGTCGGAAACGGCCGTGTAATGCAAACCTGGTACACAGATATGGGAGCCTACGATGTAGGGGGTGGCTGGAATGTTGAAGGATATGGTCAGGTTGAATTGATTGAGAGTCATGAAACAAAGGAAGAGTTTATGCGTGACTATAAGCTTTACGTTCAACTTTTACGAGATCTTGCAGATGAAGCAGGAATTCCGAAAACTCTTGACTCTGACAGTCTTGCAGGAATCAAGACACATCAGTATTGTACATACAATCAACCAAGAAACTTTTCAGACCATGTGGACCCTTACCCTTATCTTGCCAAATGGGGTATCAGTCGTGAGCAGTTCAAGAAAGACATTGAGGGCGGTGTTGACATCGAAGCAGGTTGGCGACAAAATGCCACTGGTTGGTGGTGGGAAGAGTCAGATGGTTCTTATCCTAAAAACACTTGGAAAAAAATCAACAATGAGTGGTTCAGATTTGATGAAAAAGGCTACTGCTTAATCAATCGTTGGTTCTTCGATGGGAAATATTGGTTTTATCTTGATAAACGTGGAGCGACAGTCACAGGTTGGATTTTCATCAATCATCGTTGGTATTACTTTGACAAAGACGGTTACATGGTGACTGGCTGGGTCAAATATCGCGAAACATGGTATTTCATGGAAGAAAAAGATGGTTATATGCTATCTAAACAATTCATTAAGGCTGGTGACGGATGGTACTATTTGAAAGCGGATGGAACACTTGCTACTGATCCAGAGTTTAAAGTAGAACCAGAAGGATTAATTACAATTACCAATAAATAAAACAAAAACAGAAAGAAATTCAGAATTTAATTACACTTGACCGCTGGCGTTTGCTGGCGGTTTTTTGTTTGCTCTGAAAGTAGTTTCTAAAATAAAAGAAAGTAATGATTTTTTTACTGTTTTTTATTTTTTCTACGAATAGATAAGTAGGAGGAAAAAATGAAGATTTTAAATATTGAACTAGCAAATGTAGAGCAGACAGATTTAGGCTTTGAGCATTGGGTAGATGTGACTTACCAGGTGCCGATTTTAAAAAATGAGTACACGGTCAAGTTGTTGCTCTTGATGGAATGCAAGATAGAGGACCAGGAAGTCATTGAGTATCTGGTATCATCTTGGAAGTATCGTGATTTGGTGTTACATTCTGTGCAGATGTATGAGATGGAAAGGGGCAAAAAGGGGGCATAAGTTGTAAACTTTTATATTTTTATGGTAAAAAATAAATGTAGTTTATCTCTTATTTATGCTTATTTCATAGGTTTTTGGATTTATTTCTTCCTATATATACTAATAAAAATAGTATACCGTGGATTGAAATCATTCTACAACCTTAAAAAATAATCGTTGATTTAACAACGTTTTAAGCCCCTCGGATTTTATCCGAAGGGCTTTTTCTTTGTTAAAGGGGCATAAAAGGGGCAAAACTTTTTAAATAATATTCTTCATAACTTTATCTAAAACATTGATTGCTTCATCTTTCATGTTTTTGGTAACGTGGGTATAGATAGAAGTAGTGACTTCTGAATCAGAATGACCAACTCTATCCATGATTGTTTTTAATGGGATTTTATTTTCAGCTAAAATACTAATTGTAGTATGTCTGAATATGTGTGGAGATATATGTTTTGGTATTGGTTTTTTAAGTCTTTCATTTGCTCTTTGAAGTGACTTACTTAGGATAGAACTATGAATCGGCTTACCTGTATTTGTGACAAATATACGGTCACTCTTAAACCAATTCTTATCAGTCGATTCACTTAAACGATTAAGTTCAATCATCTGATCAAGAATTTCAATTTCTCTTTCAGTGAGAAGCGTGGTTCTAAAACTAGCAAATGTTTTAGGTCCATCATCGTCTGGTATGTATCTATTGAAAGTTGTGTGGATATCAAGTGTTTTTGTTTCTTTATGATATTTGTCTAGTGTAAGGCCAGCCAATTCACCAACACGACAACCATTTAAAATCATAAACTCACACGCTAGAGCATATCTCAGAGTAATATCTTTTCGATAGAGTTCTTTCAAGATTGCTTTATATTCTTTTGGTTCAAGGTATTTATCTTTGGCATTTTTAATCTGCTGCAAACTTTGTTTTTTTCGAGGTAACTTTGCTTTTCTTGCAGGGTTATTTTCAATAAATCCTTGGTCAATAGCATAGTCAAAGAAGACATTTAGAACGGATTTTACACGGTATTTTTGTGTATAAGTCCATTCTTCAGTATCAAGTAATCTTTGAATCAATCTTACATCCATATTCTCTATCTTAGTGCCTTTTTCAACTTTGTCTAATATTCTATTATAGGTCGCTAACATAGTCTTATATGTGCTTAGTTTTATTTGTTTCTGATGAAATTCCCACCATTCAGAAAAAACTGTATGGAATAAAGCAGAAGCAGTGGTCAACTTTTGCAGTACATTTTCTATTTTATCATCCAGTAGTTTCTGAGCTTCCTTCTTTGCTCTTGATGTACCAGAACTAAGAGTTACAGAAACTCTTTTCCATTTTTCGGTATACGGGTCTTTATACCGTTCAAAAAATTTATACTTTCCATTCGGAAGTTCTTCCATCCACATTGATTTCCCCCCTTTATTTTGTTAAAATGGGTATAAGAAAATGACCTTTTGAATGGTTATTTCCTATACAGTACACCCCACATTCTAGCTTGCAGGCGAGTGTGGGGATTTTTTAATATTCAAATCCATCGACTAGAAAAAGTGGTATTTCTTTTCCTTTAAATGAGTGAGTTCCATTTGCTCTCACATAAAATTTAGATACTTTAGTTACATCGAATTCTTCCTTGTCATCAACAAAGAGTTTTAAAATAGCTGGTTTATCTTTATCTCCATTTAAGTGTATTAAATATTTGGTAAATACGCTACTTGGGTCAACGACTTGAACAACGCTATCATCGATTACTAATTTAGTATCATCAGGCCATGCTCCGTAAAAATCGTTGTCAACTATCCTGTAATCTCCGATAGGTGTATTCTTAAAATCTTTTGCTGGTTGTATCTTAGCTTTTCCTTCTGATTTCTTAAGCTCACGGTTAGATGATACTTTTGAGACTTCGTTCGTTTTTGTAGAAGATTCATTACAAGCAACTAAAAATGTTGCTGCTAATAAGGTTGTCACAAATAATGTTACTTTTTTCATATTTACAGCTCTTCTTTTTCTAGATCCCAGTTTTTTAATAAACCTTGGTAGAAGTAGCTTGACTTACCTCCACAGTCTGGACAATATCGAGAATTTCCAGATAATATAGTTTTGCAACCATTTTTTAAATAACGCCCAATTGGTATTGCATACCCACGGACATCATAGCTATGTTCGTAGTCTCCAAGGCAAATATTTCTCGTGTATATACCGCAAACATTACAGTAATTACTATCGTCTAATTCTTCATTTTCGCACTTAGGACAGACAATTGGATATCCATCCAAGTCTAAATCATATTTCGAATATTTCATACGTTCCTTTTCTTTTTCTCGATTCCTCAAATAAGCTTTAAGGCTAGTTTCTCCTTTAGGCTGTAGCGTATCACAAATATGACAATACTTAGAATCTCTTTTAATTTTACTATGACAAGTTTGGCAAATTCGAGTTTTTTGACTGGTCTCTATATACTTTGCAAACTTTTTTTCTACCTCATGCGCATCTTTACCAAGACCTGCTGATTGCATTGAATCAAGGTTTCCGATAACATATTTGGCTGTTGAATATGAAACCTGGAATACTGTTTGGACAAAGTGATGATCCATAGAATGGAAAAAGTTTTTATAGTTCCCTAAAACTGGAAACGGTACAAGTAAATGTTTAGCGAAAAAATTTGCTTCTGTCTCAAACGTTTTATATTCAGAATCAGACAGATTGTATCTAGATAAGATGGTTTTATCTGTTGTTTCGTTGTGTCTTAAAGCATAATGACCTAATTCATGAGCGATAGTAAATCGTATACGTTCTTTATTGTCGATAGTGTCATTGTAAAGTAAGATATATGTTTGTGTATCAGATTTATACCACAAAGCGCCGTCTTCACTGTTTAGAAGTTGACAGACCTGCATTAAATCCATATCATTTTCTTTTGCAAGTTTTGTGTACTTCATAAGATGAAGATTATCTAACTGAGAGATAATATAGAGTAAGTCTATTGGTAGTTTTCCATTTGTGTATTGATTGAGAAAACTGTAAGCCTCATTTTTTAACTTTCTATAATTGATATTTTTAGAAGTCGTGGTCGTCTTCGACACCTCCATTCGAAATATCTTGGAAAGTTAACTCCATAATTTGTAGCAAACGTTCTTGATCAGTAACGCTTAAATTTTTAGCCTTACGTTGAATCATCTTGAATGTGGAGCTTTCTTCTTCATTTTGATTAGAAGGGTTTGATAAATCAGTAGTCATTAATTTTGATAGTGAAACACCGAAAATCTTTGCTATATCATTAAGGACTCCAGCTTTAGGAGTGTACTTCCCTTTTTCCCATTCACTAATTGAAGATGAACTCTTTCTACCTAACCTCGTAGCAAGGTCTATTTGTTCGAGGCCATTTTTTTGGCGAAGAAATCTCAAATTCGATGCGAAATAATTTTTTTCTTCTTTCATCGTCTTGGTCTCCTTGTTTTTCTTTCTTGTATAATATCACTTTTTCCGAACTCTGTAAAACAAAAAGAGAAAAACTTTTCGAAAAAAATGAAATAAAAGTCTTGACATCGGAAAATCCGAAGTGTATAATGGACATATAAATTACGAAAGGAGATATGTATGACAAGTACATTGAAGATTCTACGTCGTTTCCGAAACAAAACTCAACAAGAATTGTCACAAGAAACTGGCATCAATACAAGATCAATCAGTAGATATGAGGCTAGTCCTGAAGGTTTAAAAAGTGCTAGTTACAAAAATCTTGCTCTTCTTGCAGATGCCCTAGATGTCAGTGTTGACGACTTTTTTTTGGAAAACGTTTCGGATTTTCTGAAGTTACCGAATTAAGAATTCGGTTTGAGATTAGGGAAGGAAAGGAGATATGTCGAGCGAAACAAAAAAAGCCTGACGGCAATCAGGCTCAGACTTAAATTATCTATCTAAAGTATATCACAGAAAGGAAAATAAATCTATGCCTAAGGCAGAAATTACTTATAAGCCAGTAGGGATTAACGAAAAAGCAACTCATGGCGATTATGAACATCTTTGCCAAATGTGGGAAGGGTTGACAGTTGCAACTCTCAAAACATGGGCGAAAGAAATGCGAGATCATCCAGACTTTAAACAATTCATTGACAATCCAACACACAAGCTAGTGTTTATCAATTATGAAGGTTTCCGATTATTCGTTAAATGGAAAAGCAGAAATCGTTATCGCACTAAAAAAGAAACTCTGGCAGAAATGCTAGAAAATCTTAAAAAAGAAAAACAATTAGGAGTTTGAAATGGAAATAAAATACACATACAATAAAACACCTATTGGTTGGGTATGGCAGTTAGAAATTGATGGTTATAAGTTTTTTTATCCGTACGGGGATTTAAAAGCATTAAAAAAATTTGTCAAAGAAAATTTGAATATTTTGATCCGTAAGCTAGAAAGCGAAAAAAATTACGGACTAGCCTTCTATGCATGTGGCTATGACGGACAGTCACAATCTGCATGGATAGAATATTGGGAAGAACAAGGTTTGACCGTGTTTTAGTTTAAGGAGAATAATATGACAGAACCAACTGTATCAAGCCAATTGCTTGGCTTACTAGTTATTTTTATCGGGTTCTTTATCCTGATGATATTTACAGCTAAAAATGAAAAATCGGATGAGCAAAATGTAGTGATCATCATCGAAGAAACTGAGGATTTTAGAGAAGTTGCCCGAAGAAACTTGAAAAATAGCGATAGGAAATCCACCTACGATACACAGCCACCTACAGGACTGGCTTCATCGCTTGAGGATGTACCACAAGTTTTTAGAGCATGCATCGAAGATTATGACAGACTGGCTCATGACTACCTGGAAGAAGCAGGTAATAATGATTTTCTAAGAAAGCAAAATGCAGGCCTCTTAGAAGAAAATGGGCGTTTGCTTTATCAGGAAATGACTATGAATTTCCGTCAGAATCCAAGAAAATGGAGGGCAAAGACATGAGTGTTAGTCGTGAAATGAGTGAGATGGAAATCCGTGTGTTAAACATGATCATGAATTGCGCGACTTTCGACCTGCCCATTCAAGCGAGTGAAATTCGTATCGAAACCGGACTTTCAAAACGTAAGTTAGAAGAAGTCATCGAGAGCTTACGTGTCAATTTTGGTCATCCTATCGTAGCTAAGAAGATGAAACCGAACGGATATTACTTGCCACGAAGTGAGGAGGAGCGACAAGCTGGGCTTGCGCCTTATCGTCGTCAAATCCTAACTGAGCAAAAGAATCTTGCTGCAGTGATGAATGTGGATTTAGAAAAATATTGGGGGAATAGCGCATGAGTGAAGATTTTAGAATACTACCTCATGATCTAGTCGCAGAGCAGTCGCTTCTGGGTGCAGTATTTATTTCACCTGACGCCATCATTTCGCTGGCAGATGAATTAACTCCAGACGATTTTTACAAACCTGCAAACAAGATTGTATTTAAGACAATGCTGTCGTTGCTTGAAAAAGGCGAGCCGATCGATGCTACGACAATGGTTTCTGCTCTTACCAATCAAGGGGATATTTCAAACATCGGAGGTATTAACTACGTTGTAGAGTTGGTAAATTCAACACCAACTTCAAAAAATGTGGAGCATTATGCCAAACTGGTTAAAGAAAAGGCTACGCTTCGGAAAGTAATTGCTGACTTGTCAGATTCGTTATCTAGTGCTTATCAAGGTGATGTATCGATTAGTGACATCATTGCTAAAATTGAAAAGTCTATGCTGGATATCAGTAATCAAAATACAGGGACAGGATTTCGTAATGTGGCCGATATCCTTGATACACATATGCAGATAGTCGAGACTCGCTCACAGACAGATGGATTCGTGACTGGTCTATCTACTGGCTTTGTCGGATTGGATAAGATTACAACAGGCCTTCATGAAGGAAATCTTATCATCCTTGCTGCTCGTCCTGCTATGGGTAAGACGGCGCTAGCATTGAACATTGCAAAGCATGTGGCTACAATGGAAAGAAAACCTGCCGTCATCTTCTCGCTTGAAATGGGATCAGAGGAATTGATTGAGCGCATGGTGGCATCTGAGGGTATGATTCCAGGTTATCATTTGAAGACTGGGAATCTTAGTACCGATGAGTGGAAAAGACTTGTACATGCGCAAAGCAATCTCTATGATGTACCTATTTTCGTGGATGACACGGCTGGGATTCGGATTTCAGAGATACGATCAAAAGCTAGAAAATTGTCTCAAGAAATGGGCGGTCTAGGCATTATCATCATTGACTACTTGCAGTTGATTACTGGTTCAAAGAGGGAGAATCGTCAGCAGATTGTTTCTGAAATTTCAAGGGAATTGAAGATACTAGCAAAGGATTTGAGGGTTCCTGTCATAGCCTTATCGCAGTTGAGTCGGTCGGTTGAGCAGAGACAGGACAAGCGCCCAATGCTATCAGATTTGCGAGAATCTGGTTCGATTGAGCAAGATGCAGACATTGTAGCTTTCTTGTATCGTGATGCCTACTACCAGAAGGAACAGGCAGATAGTCAGGAAGCAAACAACGTAACAGAACTAATCCTGGAAAAAAATCGACATGGTAGTCTAGGGACAGTGAAGTTGTATTTTCACAAAGAATACACAAAATTTTCAAGTGTGGAGGGGTAGATGGCAAATTGGTTTGTGAGAATCAATCACAGAAAAGAAAACAAAGATAGTTACTACTCTCAGCAAGTAGAAAGAAGGCTCTACTTTGATTTAGAAACTAAGAAGGATGTTTTGACAAAAATCAAAGAAGATTATCCAGAATATTTTTCAGAAAAGATACCTCAAAGAACTTCGAAAGGGGAATTCTTTTTTGTCAATGTTTATGAATTGAGTGAAAACTGGGAAAGTTTTTGGACCGAAAAAATTCCGTGTAAATTTTGTGGAGAAAATCCTGTCAATAGAATTGACATAAAGAACAATAATTATAGCGGTTATTATTTTTGTTGTTTAGAACATGAAGAACAATTCTATGCAAACAGGATTACTGAAGATGTCAGAACATATAGAAGTAGCAGTGTAGTTGGTTTCATCTATAAAATCACTCATAAACAGACGGGCAAGGTTTATATTGGAAAAACTGTTAATCATCCTATTTTTCGTTGGTTCCAACATTTTAAAGCGCAGTCAGGTAGTTATTTCCATGAAGCAATGAAAGATAGCGAGATAACAGACTGGACGTATGAGGTTATAGATGTATTGGAAGAAGGTTTAGAAAAGGATTTACTAGACCTAGAAAGTAAATACATAGCTGATTTTAAAGCAACAAATCCTGAATATGGATATAACACTAAAAATTAGAAGAAAGGAGTAGTGCAATGATTAAAAAAAGTGAAGTCACTGGCTTCTTATCGTTTTTCAAATTTCCAAAGCCATTCATCTATGATGAAAAATATAAGTCATTGAGCAACCATGCGAAACTCTTGTATATGCTCTTATTTGGAAGGTTAGAACTTTCAATAAAAAATGGTTGGCATGACAGAGATGGAAATGTATTTCAATACTACACGAATGAACAACTTATGGTTGATTTGAACAGTAGCGAAAAGACGATTATCAAATTCAAAAAAGAATTGAAGGATGTCGGACTGTTAAAAGAAGTTAGACAAGGGAATAACCTACCTAACAGAATCTATATAAGTGCCGTTGATGGCACTGTAAATAATACAGTTTCGGAACTGGAAATTTTACAGTCTGGAACTGTAAATAATACAGTATCGGAACTGGAAATTTTACAGACAAACAAGACTAATAATAACGAGATAGATAATAACAATAATAAATTGTTGATTTGTAAAGAAGTCATTTCTTATCTCAATTTGAAAGCTAAGAAAAATTTTAAAGTTGATACTGCTAGTCATCAAAAATTTATCAAGGCAAGGCTAAAAGAGGGCTATGTCCTCGAAGATTTTAAAAAGGTTGTGGACATCATGGTCGCTAAGTGGAAAGGTACAGAGTATGAGCAGTATCTTCAACCACAAACGCTTTTCGGCAACAAGATGGATAATTATCTAAATCAACCGATGCCAAAACGTTCTACAATTTTAACCAGTACGGTTGATGAAAGGCTAGGTTTTTAGATGAAACAGTTTAAACAATTTAGAACTAGAACAGTTCTTGATGATGTCTGTGAAATCCATGGATGCCATCTTTGGTCTGTTAAGATTCCTATCAAGAGCAAGGTTGAGGAAATCAGTCAATGTCCTGAGTGTGAGAAAGAGAACATTCGACTCTTTGAAAAGCAGCTGAATATGGAATCCGAGGTTAAAAGTAAACTATCGGATACATACGAAGTCTTTGCTCGCGATAGTATCGTTTCAACTAAGCTGGCCAGCAAGTCACTACATGACTATGAGATTCAGGTTGATATTGATGAAAAGGCTATGAATTTTGTGAAGCGGTTGGAACGTTGCTATGCCAAAGGTGAGACTGGCAATGCCATCATCACAGGACCTTCTGGAGTCGGTAAGAGTCATCTGACCTATGGCTTTGCTCGGTTTCTCAATGAGCAATTTAAGTCTTATGATGAACCTAAAAGCGTACTTTTTGTATCAGTAGTGACTTTATTTGATAAGATTCGAGAAAGCTTTGAGTTTGACAATGGCTATTCAGAAGCGAAGATGATCAAGCTATTGTCTGAGGTTGATTTCCTTTTCTTGGATGACCTTGGGAAAGAGAGTCGAAAAGCTGATACAAAGCGAAACGAATGGGCACATCAGATATTGTTCAAGATCTTGGATAATCGGACAAATACGATTATCAATACAAATCTGTCTAGTGAAAAAATTAAGGAGCTTTACTCGGACGATTTTGGGAATGGCGCTTTATCAAGTCGTATCTTTGAGGGAGCAACAGGAAAGTGCTTTGTGTATCCAGCCGGGATGAAGGATAGGAGGTATTGATTATCAAAAAAATGGTAGTCTGGGCACTTTTTGATAGTGGGAATGGTTCTTACTTCAAGGGTGCTAACTCTCTGAATAGTTCGGGGGGGGGCGAATATTGAAATCTATTCAATCGGAATGGATATAGAAAACAAGAACAATCATTTTACAAATCTGGACCTTGCTGATTACAAACGTTTATTTGGAGATAACACGCTCTTTGACGTGTTAGACAAATTACCAAAACCTGATCTTATAATAGCTAGTCCACCATGTGAGAGTTGGTCAAATGCTTCTGCAATGGAAAATGGGAATGCGTGTTGGAAACGCAATGATGTGTCTGATAGCTTGTTTGCTCCACAAGTAAGACCTTCACCGTTCACGATCAGGGCAAATCAGGATTACGATTCAGCCTATATAAATTATCAGTACGACAGGCAATTTTTAAAAAGGGTCAATGGCGAGCTAACAGCTTTCAACACAATAGAAATCATAAAAAGATATAGACCACAATTTTGGGTTATTGAGAATCCAGCTGCTGACAGACTGTGGCCTTACATTGAGGACATTATTGGATTCAGAATTCCATACAAAAACCTAGCTAGATACAATAATTATGATTATCCTTTACAAAAACGGACAATTTTTGGAAGTAATATTGAACTTAATCTTAAAAATAAAATTATTAAGCAGGACATAGAGTGGAAGAATTTCTCAAAATCATACAACGAGAGATCTAATATACCTGAAAAATTGGTGTCAGAAATATTCAAAAAAATTTACGAGGAGTTTAGTAAATATGATTGAACTCTATTTCGTCTACAATGGACACTGCAAGTTTTACCTTGGAAGTTTCAACAATGTAGAAGAACTTATCGAACGGATGAAAGACCATCAGTGGGCTTTCTCAGGTATTACCAGACCAAAATTCAAGAAACACATCGGTAAAGACGATGTGAGGTTTGATTATGGTGCGATAGATTGTTATTACTTAGCCACAAAATCAACGTGCCGCGAACCACGTTAAAAGCGAGCTAGAATATGCGTCAGACTTGGACGAATGACGTATAAAGAATTTGCTAGCTCTTGTATCTTTGAGCCATGAGGTGCAAGAGCTGGATTTTTAGTAATCAGGTTAAAACATGAAATACAACAAACAAGCCATGATTGAAGCTTTTAAAACATTCAATCGAAGTGGCTGAAGAAAAGATTGAAGAATTGAAGAAACCAAGTCAAAAATCAGCGGTGCACATAAGAGCTGCTGAAAGAGATTTTTGGAGAAAAAGGATAAAAGTGTATAAGAAGAAATTGAAGGAGTTGGAATATGAAGAATGAAAAAGTTTATATCGAGGGATATATAGTTGGTTTATATACTAGCACTTTAGAAAAGATAGGGCATAAAATCCAATTAGCAAATGGAGATATCGTGGATATAGATGATAGCTTTATCCACAAATCAATTATCCCCGAAAAAGTAAAAGTAGTCCCGCAGTCCGTGGTGGATTGGATTGAGCATTTTAAAAAATGTTCGGGCACGTTATATGGAAGCACCGTACCTTACTCATACTATGGACGGGCTATAACTGATGATTTTGAGGGTGACGTTACAGAAGTTTTGAGATGGATTCGTGACAATAGCGAGGTATACGCTCGCGCATGGCTTGACGGCTATTATGTCGAGGAAGAGAAGAAGTATCAGGTGAAGATGAAAGGCTTAAGTGAATGTTATAACTATCTCAATTATGATTCAATTGATGATGAATGGTATTTCACTGATGCTGAAAATGGATCTGCCGTAGGAACACACCACACCCGAAAACAATTAGAAGAAGCTGGATTCGGCTGGGTATTCGATTGTGATGGGATTGAGATTGAGGAGGTGGAATAAATGGAAAATTTAATGTTTTGGGGAATGTTTATTGCTTGTTTGCTGATTTCAGCTATGACATTCTACATTATGTATTCTCAGGCTATGGTCAATAGAGATTTGGAAAGAAAATACAAAGACTTAAACCAAGAAATTTCAAGAGTTTTTGGTTGGGATAATTATGACTGGGCAAATAATTTTAGGGATTATGCTCGCAAAGTTGAAGAACTTATCAAGTTTAAAAAAGAAATTGAACAACTTGAAATCATTAAAAAAGCAATAGAAGTCAAAAGTTTGGAAGAGTTGCAGAAGAAGAAAGAACATATTGAAAATGTAATCAAAACGTTAGAAAAATGAGGAGGTGGAGTGATGAGTTATGATTTGGAAATCTTAGGAAAAATAGAAAACGGAGATTATATTTGTATCGATGAACCTGAACACAGTTCTCCAACTTACAATCTTGGGAAAATGTTTAGGGTGGCTATGGATTGGGATTTCAAACAAGGGACTATCTACAACGTTGCTCAGATTTTTGAAAACATTCAACGTGGCATCTCAGAATTGGAACAGCACCCTGAAAAGTATGTGCAGTATGAACCTGAGAACAAATGGGGGACCGTCAGCAGTGCGTTAGAAGATTTGAGATCATTGAGAGATTGTATTTTAGAACAAGATATTGATACAAAATATTTATATATGAGGTGGTAATATGACACGACCAAACAGATACCCGTACACACGAAGTCAATGGATTGAAGAAACCGATGATTATTATACATATGCAGACGATAAGTGTTTTCAAATTCGAGTTTTAAAAAATAGACTCACTAGAGAATTCAAGAGCAAGGAGGTGGAGTGATGAAGTCAACTAACAAGACGGAAGAAACGGAATTGGAATACTGTGAGCGTATGCTTAAGGAATTACCAAAATATCCAACTCCATTTTTAAGTCATGCAATGGCTTATGTAAACCTTAGAATTATGCATTTAAAAAAGGAGATGGAAGAATGAAACGCTTCTTAATTGGCTATGCCTTACTTACGACTTGCTTGTTGTTTATGCAGCGGTCGATTATAGACGAGCAACAAAAACCCTTACTAGTCTATCATGCTGATAGTAAATACGCTATCACTGGAAAGGTTGAAGAAAAACGAAAAATCGGAAGTCTATTCACAATCACAGTTGACGGGAATGTTTTCGTGGTTAGTGAGCAGAAGTACAACAATACAGAAATTGGAAAAGAGGTAAAATTATGAACTACAAAACTAAAATCAATGGAAAAGAAATCGAATACGGTGCACTAGTTGAAAAATCACATTTTTCAGACGAAGAATGGTCTGCCATCTATGCAGAAATTGCAAAACAAAATTACCCAGAAATCTTTGAAAGCAGAAAATCAGATACTGCATTTATTGATACGCTTGGTGCCTGGATTTCACTAGAAGAACGATACGAAGCATTACTTGAGCTATTACCTCAAGATCAATACTCTTACGCTGGTACTCATCCAAAATGGGTAGCAGATGCAGTCGCAGAAAACACCTTGAACAAAGAAGATACAAAAGACGATGTGCTTGATTTAATTGAACGATGCTCAACTCTAGATGAATTGAAGAGTGAGCTGACAGAATATTTTGATTTGGAAGAAATGTAGGGTAAAAATATGAACACACTAAAAAATGTTAAAAAATGGTTCGTAGACCGTGATCTAGAAAACGGTGGACGGTTAGACAAGCAGTCAGTCAAGCTTAGTGAAGAATTTGGAGAGTTATGCGCTGGTTATCTCAAGAAAAACGAGAAAGTGACCAAGGATAGCATCGGAGATTGTGCAGTCGTTATTGTCGGTCTAGCATTACTGATTAAAGAAGATGTGAATCAGATTTTTGAAGAGTCTGATAACATTCGTAAAAAAGATGTGATGGAAAGTTTCATCTCAATCAATGCAAATATTAGTGAGTTTCAACTCTCACAAGGATTTGCAAGTAAAGAGCTATGCAGACACAATCTAGTCCGCTGCATTGGTTATCTGAAAAATCTTGGTTATGATTTTGATGAATGTTTTGAATTAGCTTATCAAGAAATTAAAGACCGTAAAGGTCTATGGATTGATGGTTCATTTGTGAAAGAGGAGGAATTACCAGATGATTCCAAGATTTAGAGCGTGGTACGTGTTAGCAGAAGAAATGATTGACGAAATACTGATGATTTCATTTGTCAGAAAGGAAATCATAGGGAAGTTTAGCGATGGCTCCACATCAGTTCCGTTAAAATTTGAAGATGAGCGAAATGGAGAAGATGTTGTCCTCATGCAGTCAACAGGGTTGCATGACAAGAACGGAAAGGAAATCTTTGAGGGGGATATAGTAAAACGATATAGAAGTCCTTTTTTCAAAGCAGAATGGGAATATCGGATTGAAATTGTAATCAAAGAAGAAGCCCGTCTTCTGCTAGGGAGAAAATATGGCAAGAACTTTTGGACAATACCATTCCACTCGCCATTTGCTAAAAGTGATCTGTTGGAAGTCATTGGTAACATCTACGAAAACAAGGAGTTACTGGATGCCTGACGTAGAGTGGATTATGGATAATTGCCACATGATGCGTGATAATGGTGTTTGGGGTGGAGAGAAGCAAATCTCCTACGCTAGTCCAGATGGAGAATACACGTATTACATAAACAAGCGCAAAGATGGAACTTATTATTTGCACGGAGCAAGTAAACATTATGGGAGGAATTGATATGACAGACAATGTAAACAAACCAAGTCATTACCAAGGTCGGTTTGGAATGGAGTCCATCGATGCTTTAAGAAACTTCATGACAGACGAACAGTTGAAAGGCTTTTATCTTGGAAATGCCTTAAAGTATTTACTACGTCATCAAAAGAAAAACGGTCTTGAAGACCTGAAGAAAGCACGCAAGAACCTGGATTGGTTGATTGAGGAGATGGAACATGAGAATCAAAACATCAAATGACTCTATTATCAACGTCGACAGAGTGAAGCGCAGCGTCACAATTGAAGGAGTTGAATTTGATTCAGATTGTAGCGCTCTGGTATCTAAGAATAAAGACGGAACAGGGACAATCACTCTGATATTTGAAGGGAAAATTATTTAAAATACGTAAGGAGATTTGAAAGATGCAGCTAAGATTGAAAGAACTTAGAGAGGACCTGTGTCTCTCTGTAGTACAGATGGCAAAAGAAACAGGTGTTTCACAAAATACAATTCATTTGTATGAGCGAGGTGGATATCCGTCTATTAAGCAAATTGAAATGATTGCTAAAACTTATGATGTAAACCCTGCATGGTTAGTTGGGTGGATAGATGATGAAACGATGCCTGCAATCCAAGTAGTCGAAAAAGTGGTCTATAAAGAAAGTCCAACAGCAAGACTGCCAGATTATCACAATAACAATAACGATGGTAAAATTATCAAATGGGTTAGATCCAAAAGATACATGGGAGGTAAGGTTTGGTCAAAAAGAATTTAACAAAAGCACGAAGGGATTATCTCGAGTTTGAACTCGATGATAAATATTTAAAGATTGACAAACTTATTGGCCAACGTAGGCATGAGCTAGAACGTTTGTACGAAGTTAAGCATCTTACTGTTCCTGGCATTGATGATACTGGAGCAAGTGGCAGTGGGACATTCGTCAACAGGTCGGAAAATCTAGCGGTTGCTTATGCAAGCGATCCTATGATTTTAAGATTAGAAAATCTCCAAAACGCTATTTCCAAATTACTAGAGAATCTAGAACCAGATGACAAAAAAATCTTTTATCTTCGCTGGGGAGAACATACTGGATACGACTGGATTCAAGTTTGGCGCATCATGGAGAACGGAGAAACTGGGTATTTGTATAGACACAGCAAGCAGATTTACAGAAGACGTGAGGTGATTCTTGATACACTTTCAAATTTGCTCTTTATGTAAAGTTGTCAAAAAAACATATAGAATTGACAAAAAGAATGTGGTAAATTAGTATCGTGAAGAATAGCAGAGAGGAAGTCTCTGCTATTTTTGTGTATTAAAAAGGAGGTGAAGATATGTGGTAGTTGTTGAACCAATCAGAAATAGAGATGATGTTCAGCTTATGATTGAATGGTTGACGTTGTATAGTGCAGTCAAAGAGTCAGATAGACAACGAAACCTCATGCTCTTCCTTTCTGGTGTTAATTTGGGATTTCGTATTGGCGATATCGTTAAACTGAAGGTAAAGCACGTTAAAGGTTGGCATGTCCAAATCGTCGATGAAAAGACAGACAAACCAACCAAACGAAAGATGCCAAAGAAATTCAAGAATGCTATGAGACAGTACATCAAAGATAAGAAAGATGAAGACTTCCTCTTTCCAAGCCGAAACGGAAAGCATCAGCATATAAAACCTAACACAGCTTACAAGATCATAAAGAAAGCTGCTGAAGAAGTTGGTCTAGAAAACATAGCTACTCACTCGATGAGAAAAACCTTTGGCTTATTCATGTACGAACAAACCAAGGATGTCGCTCTGATAATGGACCTACTGAACCACTCAAGCCAGAGCATTTCACTGAGATACATAGGCAAAAACCAAGATTCACAAGACAGAGCCATGACGAAGTTTCAGGGCTTTTAATTTTTTTATTTTACTATCAATTCATTGTTTTGAGGTTATGATGATTTCATTTCATACTTGCAAGATAAACGCTTGATAAATCTGAATTAAAACTCATGTAGCGAGTTCACTAGAATATGTAAAACAATGAATTGAGAGAGTAAAAATAGCGAGGTTCACTCAGCTAAGAAAGGGGAATATGACATGAATTATTCAAAACCAGTTAAAGATATGACTATATATGTTGAAGTATCCAATGCTCAAGAATATGATGCACTAATCAAAAAAACTATGGAAGCTGCTAAAAGTTTAGCTGAATGCATAAAAGAACTTAACGAATTCAAACTACAAGCTTCTGCATCATTACGATGATGATTTGGGAAGAACGTAGGGAGTTTTATAATTCTGGTGAATGGAGAGGACTTCGCAAACTTGCACTTGAACGTGATCACTACGAATGTGTTTGGTGCAGAGAAGAAGGCAAGGTCACAACAGAGAACCTAGAGGTTGACCACATCAAGGAGCTAGAATTCTATCCAGAGTTCGCTCTTGACTTAGATAATCTTAGAACTCTATGCAAAGAATGTCACAATAAACGTCACGGTCGTTTCCAATTCCGAAAATCTAAAAAAATGATTGAGAAAAATTTCAGAACAGACGAATTTTGGGGTTGATAACACCCCCCGGTCAAAAAAATCCAGTATTTTTAAGGTTTTGGGAACCGGTGGGAGGGGTCAACTGTCCAAATTTTTAACGAAAAATTAAAAGGGGTGGGGGGTAATGGAAGAATACTCAGAAAAAAATATAAAAGAATTAGAAAATCAGCTACTTTCTAAAATTGGCTATTTTAGTCCTAGAAAAAAGGATGCGATCCAGTACGAAAAAGTGAATCGTTATCTTTATCTCGTCAGGCTACTCTATGAGCTGAAAGCCAAACTTCATGAAGACGGATTGGTCATCACTGTTCACAATGGGCAACAGAGATTCCAAAAAGCGAACTCTCTCATCAAGGAAATTAACACAACCAGCAATCAGCTTTTGGCGATTGAGCGCTCGTTTGATTTCGAGGTTGAAAATTCTCCTGTTGAGAAACCGACGTCTGGAAGTGATCTGTTATGATTTCTCATCCGTTGATTGATGACTACATCAAAATGGCCGAGAGTGGAGAAATCGTCGTCAACGAAGAAAGAAAGTTGCTGTTTAAAATCATCAAAGAGAAAATCTATCCTCGCGATGATTTATATTTTGATAATGATCTGATTGAGAAATTCATTCGGTTTACGGAAAAGAACTTTTTTCCTCTAGCGAAATACCAGCTTTTCTTGACCCCGTTCATTTTTCTTTTTAGAAAAGAGGACGGGGAGCCACACTTTGACGAGCATCTATATACTTTGGCTCGTGGGGGTGGTAAGAATGGTTTTATGTCTGCCAGGTCTTCGTTCTTTATCAGTCCTATCTACCCTATCAGAGATTATGATGTAACTATCACTGCTAACTCTGAGAAACAGGGGAAGGTGTCATTTGAGGAAGTTTATGAGACCATTCAAAGGCGTGGTCTTGAGGACCATTTCTATCTAACTAAAATGTCTATCACAGGTCGAGCGAATAACTCGGTCTTTTCTTTTCGGACGAACAATCCGAAGACTATGGACTCTGCTCGTGATGGCTGTCTTGAGTTTGATGAGATTCACCAGTTTGAAGATGATAAGGCCGTGAAGGTTCAACGGTCTGGTCTTGGGAAAATTGCTCATGCTCGGACTTTCTATAACGGGACGAATGGGTATGTGCGTGAGGGATTTTACGACAAGCTAATAGAGAAGTCTATGCAAATTTTGAATGGAGAGGTTGACGATTTCAGGCTTTTCCCTTTCATCTGCAAGCTTGACAATGCGGACGAAGTGGACGACATGAAAAACTGGTCGAAAGCAAATCCGATGTTAGATGAAAGCACTCCTTACGCTAAGAGGTTGCTTGCTAGAACCAAGGCTGACTATGATGACCTTGAGTTGGAGCCATCTGGCCGTCAGGAGTTTATGACAAAACGGATGAACCTTCCTGAAGCGGACCTTGAGAAAGATGTGACTTCTCGAGAAAAGCTAGTTGCTTGTTTACGTTCGCCTGGTATCGACTTGAAGGGTCGGTCATGTGTGGCTGGCTTTGACTATGCGAGCATCCGAGACTTTGCGAGCGTTGGTTTGCTATTTAAGAATGGAGATGAATTCATCTGGAAGCAACATTCATTTGCACGGAAATCATTTTTGAAAGCTTTCAAGCTAAAAGCGCCTATTGAAGAATGGGCTGAAAAAGGTCTTTTTACAATCGTTGATGGTCCGAGTATTGATCCTAGACTTTTGATAGCCAAGCTGGAAGAATGGAGAAATATTTATCAGATTGAGCTTGTATGTGCCGATGGTTTTAGAATGGATTTGTTAAAACCGCTTTTGGAAGAGGCTGGGTTTGAATATGAATTCTTGAGAAATCCAGGGGCTATCCAATCCAAGGTTGCGCCAATCATTGAAGATGGATTTGCAAATGAGCGTTTTATCTTTGAGGGCGATAACTCTATGATTTGGTATACGGATAATACCTACGTCAAAGAGGACAAGGATGGCAATAAGCGTTTCTTGAAGAAAGAGCCTGTCAGAAGAAAGACGGATGGTTTCCATGCCTTGATAGCTGCTCTTTACAAGAGGGAACTAGTGCAAGAGTCAAATGTTGGGGAATTCCTAGATATGATTGATAGTTGGGAATTTTAATCTAAGCATAAATTTTGGGTGGGTGGTCGGCAGAAATTAAAAGAAAGGAGGAAGTGCATTGGGGTTACTGAATTTATTTAAGCGTGAAGTGCCAGAGGTTGGGTTTGAGTTCGAGGATCTTGAGCGGACGTTTGGAAATCTGCAACTCAAAAGCTTAGCGATTGATAAGTCAGCCGAGTTCATCGCTCGGATTTTTGCTAAGTCAGCATTTAAGTATCAAGAAAACGGTAAGGCTAAGCCTTCTGATTGGGACTATTTGCTGAATGTAAGGCCAAACAAAAATGACTCTGCGTCAGATTTTTGGCAAAAGGTCGTCTATCGGTTGATCACTAAGAATGAGGTCCTAATCTTTCTTACAACGGATGACCAGTTGCTTGTTGCTGACTCTTACACACGGACTAAATATGCTGTTTATGATGATGTGTTTGAGTTTGTAACTTGTAGAGGTTTCACATTTGAGAAGCGTTTTCGGATGAGTGAAGTGATTTTCTTACAGTACAACAATAATCGACTGCAAGATTATATTTCTGACTTATTTGCTGATTACGAGAAGTTGCACACTCGTTTGGTCGAGGCCTTGGCTAGGAACAATCAAATCAGAGGAACTCTGAAAACCAAAAACAATGGGAGTTTTGATAAGCAGATGCGTGATAAACTCCAATCATATGCTGATGGTCTTTTTAAATCATTTAGCACCAAGACGATTGCCATTGTTCCAGCTCAAGATGGAATGGAATATTCTGAGCATACAAATACAACAGGAACTTCAAATATTTCTGTTGATGAGTTGAAGAAACTTCGTCGGCAATTTGATGATGAGGTCGCTGACGTCTTAGGGATTCCAACAGCTTTAATTCATGGCGACATGGCCAATATGGAAAATAGCCAAAAAATGTTTAATAGTTATTGCTACCAATCACTTGTTAAGAAAATGAGTGATGGGCTTAATTTTGCTTTAGTATCAAGACAGCAGTATGAGCGCAATAATCTATTTGTAATCATTGGCGAAGGTCAGAGAGATAAGTTTGCACTCGCTGGAAGCATTGATAAGCTTATTTCTTCTGGAGCAATGACTCGAAACGAGGTGCGCTCTGAACTTGGCTTAGAATCTGTCCCTGGTGGCGATAAATTCCTCATCACCAAAAACTATCAACTTGGTGAACAGTTAGAGAAAGGAGGTGAGAAAGAAGATGAAAGTAATTCAAATTAAGGGTACGATTGTATCAAATAATGACAGATGGCTTTACGATTGGCTTGAGTGGGACGCAACCGCTCCGAAAGATGTCGTCCTTCCTGAAAGTGGTGAACCGATTGAGGTTCATATCAACTCAGGTGGTGGAGATGTTTATGCTGGTAGTGAAATCTATACTGCTCTACGATCGTATCCTGGTGACGTGACCGTGAAAATTGTCGGTATTGCAGCAAGCGCAGCAAGCGTAATTGCAATGGCAGGAGATACGGTTGAAATCAGTCCGACTGCCCAAATCATGATCCACAATGTTTCAACGCAAGTGAACGGAGACCATAATGTATTGCTTCATGAGGCTGGGGTACTAGAAGGGTTTAACAAATCTATTGCTAGTGCCTATGTTCATAAGACTGGCAAGGCTCTTGATGACCTGCTTGGATTGATGAACAAGACTACCTGGTTTGATGCTGAATCAGCTTTGAATCACGGCTTTGTAGACAAGATTATGTTTACAAATGAAGTCGCTCCGACTTTGGTTGCGAGTGAAACTCCTATGATTCCAAGTGATTTTATCGAGAAAATGAGGTCAGCAATGACACCGGATATTGATAAAATCGCTGAACTGGTAGCTGAAAAGCTAGAAGCTAAACTACCAGATATACAAATTGAAAAAGAGGCTTTCGAAAATAGCGAATTTGTACAGAAGAAATTCAATTTCCCAGAAAGTCCAGAAAATAGCACAAACAAGGCTGTTCCTAAAGGGTTCGGTCTTTTTATGTTTTAAGAAAGGAAAAAAACAGAATGACAATTCAATTATCTAACCAATTTGAAAAACAACGTCAGGCATTTTTGGATGCCGTAGCAAATGGTGCACCTCAAGAAGAGCAAGCGAAGCTATACAATGACATGATCGAGTCCATGACAAATGAAATGATGGCTCAAGCTCGTGATGCTGCTCGTGAAGAAGTTTCAACTTTGAATCCATACGATGCTAAGCTGACTGCAGAAACTCGTGAGTTCTTCAATAACATCGAGAAAGCTGCACCTAAGGGAGTTGAAAAACTATTCCCACAAGAAACAATCGACCGTATCTTTGAAGATATGGTTATGGCACGTCCGCTCCTTCAACATATTGGCCTTAAAAATGCTGGTATCCGTTTGAAATTCCTTAAATCAGAGCAAACTGGTCAAGCTGTTTGGGGTAAAATCAATTCAGAAATCCAAGGGCAGCTCAAACAAGAATTCAACGATGAAGAAGCAATTCAACACAAATTGACTACTTTCGTTGTAATTCCAAAAGATGCTGAAAAATTTGGTCCAGCTTGGTTGCAAAAATTTGTTTCTGCACAAATTACAGAAGCCTTTGCGGCTGCCCTTGAAGCTGCTTTCTTGAACGGTGATGGGGACAATAAACCTATCGGTCTTTCTCGTACTCTTACTGGAACTGTTTCTGGAGATCAGACAACTTATGCTGAAAAAACAGCACAAACTACTAAGTTGACTTTTGCTGACTCAGCTACCGTAGTCAAAGAATTGACAAAGGTTTACAAACATCACTCTGTTAAAGCAGACGGAAAAACTCCAGTTGCAGTAGAAGGTAACCTTGTAATGGTTGTTAATACAGCCGACGCTTGGGATGTGAAGAAACAATACACTTCATTGAACGCTCAAGCTGTTTATATCACATCTATGCCATTTAACCTTATCTTGGTTGAATCTGTGGCGCAGACAGCTGGTAAAGTCACTACATTTGTTAAAGGTCGCTACGACGCTTTTGTCGGTGGTGGTATTTCACTTGGCCGTTACACAGAAACCTATGCTTTGGAAGACCTGAACCTTTATACTGCTAAGCAATTCGCTTACGGTAAGGCTCATGATGAAAAGGCAGCTGCAGTTTGGGAATTGAAATTACCTCAAGCTTAATTTAGGGGTTAGATCATGACTTCAGAAGTAGAACTTCATCCACTCCTTAAATCTTTTAAGGAGCGGATGAGGATTTTTCATAGTGGAGAGGACGAAAACCTCTCACGGATGTTGGAAAGCTCTGAAGCTAACATCCTTAACCTTGTTGGTAGTCAGCGTCCAACTGAACCACGAGTTCGAGAGTTAATTTTGGAGCGTGCTAGATACGTCTATAATGACCAAGTGGAGTTCTTTTACGATAACTTCCAAGGGGATTTAATGGCGCTATCTCTTGAAAATTACATCATGGAGGAAAAAGCGTGATTAGAGTTTTAAAAGAATTCTTTGACCTTGAAGCAGGTCAATTCCGTCCAGTAGGTTCAACATTTGAAGCGACAAGAGAACGTTTTGAAGAAATCAATTCTATCTTGCCTGGATTTGTTGAATGGGTCGAAGAAAAAACAGAAGTAGTTACAAATATTGAGCTACCAGAAGAATAAACCTCAATATCGTTATAAAAAGCCTGAAGCTCAAAACGGAGATTTAAGAACCCCCTTGACTTTCTATACTTCTAAAGTCGAGGATGGGCTTCATGGTCGTGATGTGAGTCACAAGAAGGCTTTTGACACAATGGGGCAAGTTTACTCTCCTAGCTTTAAAGATATCGAGATTGCGACTGGTAAGTCTATGAAAGCTAAGATGACTCTGAAAATTCGTGATCCTTTGTCTGATTATCAGCCGAAGAATGAGCATTTTGTCGAAGTCGGAGACAGTCGTCTCAGTGGTGAAAAATGGCAAATTATCGATGTGCGTCCTGATTTTGACAATCGGGATTTTTTGATAGTTGTTATCGGTGGTGGTCAAGATGTCTAGTGGAGCAGAATTAAGAGGCTTTGACGATGTTCTTAGAAACCTTGAAATTCATCTTGGTGATACTAAGGTCAAACGTACTACGAGTCGAGCCTTAAAAGAAGTCGCAAATGAAACTTTAGAAGAGTTTAAAGGTGCTTTGCAAGTCTACAAAGATAAAGGAGACACAATTGAAAGTGCTACTGTTGGGCGTGTGACGGGTCTTGCTGCTGGCGTTCCTGTTGTGAAAATCGGTTTCGGTGAGGGTTCTAGATGGCGCTTAGTTCACTTGAACGAGTTTGGATATAGCAAGAATCCACATCCAAGAGGTTTTGGTGTAATTAGACGCTTTTCAGAGGCTCATGCTAAAACATACAAATATAGAATGGCTAGTCATTTGAAGATAGGAGGTTTTTAGATGCTCAAAGATAAGTTTAATGAACTCTATGAGACATTAAAAAAAGATGAGACCTTAGCTGGAATCAGTATCAAATCTTTTAATCGTCCAGACACGCTACCAAGCAATGAGACAAGTATCGTCATTAGACCAGTTGGTCCGCCGATGCAAACGGCTCATGGTAGTAATACAAGCCTAGCTAAGGCATTTCTCTACCAGGTCAATGTAGAGTCTAAAAATTATATGGAGTGCAAAGAACTCCAAAGAAAAATTGAAAAGATTATGGAAGAACAAGGATTTTATCAAACCACAGGTGGTTTAGATGAATGGATTCCAGAAATCAAACGCTACGTAGATGCTCGGACTTATAAAGGTCGGAGTGCTCTATATGAAGAATACTAAATTAAAGAAAGAGGTGCTATAAATGGCATTAGTTGGTTTTAAACGTATGACAGTTCGTGTGTTGGATGGAAATGCTACTCCAACACTTGGACAAAACCTTTTTGTAATCGAAGGTCAAACTGGTAAAGGTGCGACTCGTACTGCTAAGATTTCAGGTCTTGCAAGTGATCCAGTAAAAACCTATGGTAGTGACGTTGCTTACCACGTATCAAACCGTGGTGTTGGTGACGTTAAGATGGAAATGACTGCAGTTGACATCCCTGCAACTGTACTTGCTAAAATCCTCGGTCATGCAATCAAGGATGATATCATCGGTATTGGTGCTGACACAGTAGCTCCATACTGCTCAGTTATGCTTGAATCTAAAGCAGCAGACGGTACACAAGCACAAGTTGGTTTCTTCAAAGGTCAATTCTCAATGGATGCTGAGGAATTTGAAACCCTCAAAGACAAACAAGAAGAACTTCCAGATGATAGCTTGAGCTTCTCAGCTATTGCAAGTGACGATACAGACACTAATGGTCTTTACTACATCAAGTACATCGGTAAGGACGAAGAAAAACTCAAAAAATTCAAAGGACAACTTAAAATGGTTGCTGCAGGGTAGGAAGAGGGCGCAAGCTCTCTTTTTATCTTTTCTAGAAAGGAAAGTAAATGACTAAGGTTAAATTTTTAATTAAAAACGAAAAGGGTCAAGATGTTCAAAAGACTAGTAAAGAAATTACTACTAAGGACTATCGTGACTACTTGATTCTCAATGAAGCACTATCATCTGATGTGTCAGAGGTAGAGAAATTAGACAAACAATTAGAATTCATCGCCTCACTGTTTGAAGATTTGGAAGTGGAAGAGCTTTTGAAATTCACGGACATGGCAGATATTTTTGCGGTATTTGCAGACATCTACTCTCATCTGGTTGGTGATGTTGACCCAAAGGAGAAAAAATAAAGCCAAGTGAAGCACTGAAAAGGTTTTATGGTTTTGTCAAGCAAGCTACTGAAGGTCCATACGGTATGAGTATCCGTGATGTGATGGATACGAGTTGGGAGGACCTAATGGGTGTTCTTGGTCAAACCGAATCTGATAAAACTGAGGAAGTCATGGATCTTTCTGACTTTCTAGAAACGATTTAAAAAGGAGGATTTGAATGGCAGGTGGAACGCCGTTAGGTCAAATGTATATCGAGCTAGGGCTGGACGTGTCGAAGTTCAATCCTACTCTAAATGGTGCTAAAAATGCGGTTAAATATTTTCAAAGCAATGTAAAGGCGCTAGATAGTTCTCTAAAAGATAATGGAAAAAACACAGACTTACTACAAGCAAAATACAAGACTTTAGGCCAAGCTATTGGATCACAAAAAAAGGTCTTGGATGAAATGAAAAAGAGTTTTGATAAACTCGAACCAGGCACTGCTAAGTTTGATAAAGCAGCTGCAGACATTGAGCGTGAAAATGCTAAGTTAGCAGCAATGGAAAGACAACTTAGAAGTGTTGAACAAGCATTGATTGCAGTAGGTAAAGAAAATAGTTTCGCCACTCGTATAAACAAGCTAGGAGATGGTTTGATTAAGGGTGGAGATAAGATTAAAGCGTTTGGAGATAATGTTTCAACGCTTGGTGGAAAGTTAACTACTGGCTTAACTGCTCCATTAGTTGCAAGCGTAGGTTTGATTACTAAAGCAGCAGTCGACTATGAATCTGCATTTGCTGGAGTTAAAAAGACAGTAGATGAAACTGCCACAGTATCTTATAAAAACTTGTCAGACGGTATCCGTCAAATGGCTAAAGAATTGCCAGCTAGTGCAGTTCAAATCGCAAACGTAGCAGAAGTAGCAGGGCAACTTGGTATTAAGGCTGATGATATTCTTAAATTCTCACGTACCATGATCGATATGGGAGAATCAACCAACTTGAGTGCCGAAGATGCTGCGACAGCCATTGCCAAGATTGCAAACATTCTAGGTTTAACATCAGACGAATATTCTCGATTCGGTGCATCCGTAGTTGACCTTGGTAATAACTTTGCAACTACTGAGAAAGACATTGTAGAGATGTCTAATCGTTTGGCAGCAGGCGGTAAACTAGCTGGATTAACCGCTCCAGAAATCTTAGGTCTAGCAACTGCCATGAGTAGCGTAGGTATTGAAGCAGAAGCAGGTGGTACTGCAATGACTCAAACTCTTACTGCTATCGGTAATGCAGTTTCATTGACTACTAAGGACTCAGCAGATGATCTAGCATTGATTGCTAAAGTTGCAGGAACAACATCAGAAGAGTTTCAACAAGCTTGGAAAGAAAAACCTGCTGAAGCTTTACAATCATTTATTAAAGGTCTTAACACGGCGCATGAAAAAGGCGCAAATATGGATGCTATCTTGATGAAGTTAGGCATGACAGGTGTTAGACAAGGAAATATGCTTAAATCTCTAGCCTTGTCATCAGACAAGATGGGTGCAGCAGTCGCACGTTCTAACCAAGCGTGGAAAGAAAATACTGCCTTAACCAATGAAGCGAATAAACGTTATGAGACTACCGAGTCTCAATTAAAGATGTTTAAAAATCAAGTGACCGACTTAGCTATCGAGTTTGGCGGACCTTTATTAAAGGCGCTACGAGATGGCTTGAAAGCAGGCAAACCTTGGATTGAAACATTAGCTAAGATGGCTAAACAGTTTAGTTCGATGTCTGAAGAGCAGCAAAGAAACATCTTAAAATGGGGTGCTTTGGCGGCAGGAGCTGGACCAGCGCTATCAATATTTGGCAAAGGCATTGGTGTTATTGGTAATTTAACTCAAGCTTTAGGCTGGTTGACAAAAGGAACAGGTAAAGCGGTAGGTGGCATATCCTTGATGGCTAAGACGTTCCAAGCTTTTAAAACAACTGGAAACCTAACCTCTGCATTTCAGCTTGCAAGTTCAGGCATGGCATCATTTGGAACTGCAACGGCATCAGCTTCATCATCGACAGGGTTGCTAGGAACATCTATGAGTTTACTTGCAAATCCTTTAGGATTGATGGTTGGTAGTATCGCATTAGCAACTGCAGGTCTTGTCTATCTTGGAAACGAGAAAGATAAAGCAAGAATCAAGACTGAGGAGTTTGGCTCACAGTTAAGTGACACTGCAAGAGGAGAGTTGAGAAACTTCCAGAAGACAGTTGACGAAACAAGTACAGCAGTTGCAAACTTTGGAACTCACGCTGGAGATGTCGAAAAAGTCTCAGGAGCTTTTAAAAAGCTTTATGAAGATATTCAAGCAGCAGCAGACCAAAGCAACCACAGAATGGAAGAATTGGGTGCTAAATGGGGTCTAAGTGCTGAACAAATTGCCCAAGTTAAAGAAAGAAATGGTCAAATTGTTTCGAATACAGAAGCGATGATGAACCAGATCAATGAAATCTACCAACGACACAACGGCGATGCTAGTAAATTTTCTCTAGAAGAAAAAGAAATCATCTTGAATAACCAAAACGAGATGATTAAGGCTAAACTTTCCATGATGAGCTTATCTGCTGATCAACAAAAAGCAGCACTACAAGCATTGAATGGAGAAATTGGAAGTCTAAACGAAACTCAATTAAAACATACTAAAGATGTTTTAAAACAAGCCTTGGATGAAGAGAAGAAACTCTACGAAACATCCAAAGACGAGTTAAAAGAACTATTAGACGGTAAAGCTATTGACCAAGAAACTTATAACAAGAAAATGCAAGAACTAGAAGCAACCCATACTCAAACTATGGAAGCTTTAGGAAGCAAGTATTATCAAGTTATGAAGAACCTAGATGAAAAAGTTAAATCCAGAACAGGTCAAAGTTGGAACTATTGGGAAGAAGCTAAGAAAACCTTAGAAGAGTACGGTTTATCTTATGAAGAAATCGGACGCAAGGCAGCAGAAGCATCTCAAAAAGTAGGCAATTCTCATAGCATCCTTGCTAACTATACTAGTGAAATGAGCAAGGAAGTCAAAGAAGCTAATGATGCTTGGTCGTTATTGGTTGGTAATATTGATAAAAACGGTAATTTCCAAGTCAAGTCAAATGTCAAGGAAGTCATCAGTGAAGCTTCTAAATCTGCAGAAGGTTGGGAACAATTACAGTTCATTGCTAAAACTGCTGATATCAACTCAAATGCTCGTGTAACTATCGCTGAAGCACTTGTAGAGTCAGGTAAATGGAAAGACATGAGCCTGGAAGAAAAACAAGTAATCGTTAATAATCAAGCAGGTTTACAAGCAATCTTTGATAGTGAGAAAAACCTCAAGATTTGGAACGATATGCCAGCAGAGGTCAAGGAACTTCTTTTAAAGAATACTGACATTATGAGCAAGGCAAACGAAGCAACAAAAGCTCTCACAAACTATGAAGCATTAACTCCAAAACAAAAAGAGTTGCTTGCCACAGATAAGAGCTTCAGGAATGCGGTATCTCGATCTACAGAATCTTTGAAGAATTGGAACGCAATAACTCCATTTACAAAAGATTTGTTAGTAAATCCAAATGATGCTTTGTATTTTACTCAATTATCAATCGATAAAATGGCAGCTTGGAATCTTGCTACAGCTGAAACTAAGTCATTGGATGCAGTAGATAATACGGGGGTTGCAGTTGGAAGTGCAATCGTAAGCGTGAATTCTCCGAAACAAGAAGCTCCTATCAATTTGTTTGCAGCTGACCAAACTTCGGGTGTACGTTTAGAAACAAGTGGAGCGATCAATTCGATTAAACAATATAATCCAGTGGATATTCTAGCTAAGAATAGCACTTCCGGAACTGTAAGTGAAGTACAATCCGGTGTGAACAGTATTCAAGACAAGACAGTTACTATCAACGCACAAGATAATGCTTCTGGAACTCTATCAGGCATTAAAAGTTTACTTGCTAGTGTAACTGGTAGTTTCTTTACCAATATCTTTGTAAGTAAACACGCTCACGGTACTAATTACCATCCAGGCGGACTTGCAGTGGTCAATGACCAAAGGAATAGCACCTACAAGGAAATGGTCACGCTCCCAGATGGACGTAGTTTCATCCCTGAAGGTCGAGATGTATTGTTACCACTTCCTAGAGGTTCAAAAGTCCTACGAGCAGATAAGACTAAGCGTTTAATGAGTAGCATGGGAATCCCTAAGTATGCAAACGGTATCGGTATTCCAAGCGATGCGAAGTTCCTCCGTGAAATGGAAGAAGCGCAACGTAATATCACAATTCAGACTACTAGCGTCCAAAATGGGCAAGATACAGATAAAGTTGTGTCTGAGATGAGGATTCTGAGGTCAAGTTTAGAAAAAATCCTTACTGCTATCCTTAACAAAGACTCAAACGCTTATCTAGATAGCTCTATGGTAACGGATATTATCACTAAAAAACAGAAATCACAAGAAAGAATGCTACTTAGAATGAAAGGAGTGATTGAATGAGCGTAGTTACAATGCGTTTTAATAAAACAGACTTACAAGAGCTTATTGAAATTCACGATATCCAAAGAGATGTCGGGAACAATCGCTCCATCACAGTTGATCATGCGCCTAAGGTAGGTGTAAATATTCAGCAACAAACTATCGATGCAAAATACATCAAAGTAGATTTTTCTATTTGGACGAAAGACAGAAATGCCCTCAAGCGAAAACTTGCGGGTATTTTTAATGTTGACAGTCCAAAAGAATTAACTTTCTCAGATGAACCTGACAAATACTACCTTGCAATGGTTGTTGATGATATATCGATGCAAGAATCAAATGGTAGGCGCTCGACAGGAAGTATTAAATTTATTGTGCCAGATGGCGTAGCACACAGTACAGCTTATAGAAATTTTAATAGTGATTCAAACGCTCAAACAACAGCGGATAAAATGATTTTTGACCTCAAAAATAATGGTACAGTTGATGCTTTCCCGATTATCCAGGTAAAACATAATGCTGAAAATGGTTATATTGGCCTTGTCAATAGTAATACAGCTTTCGAACTTGGAAACCGTGAGGAGGCTGATACTGGTATTGTCAAGAAATCAGAAATCTTACTTGATTATCGAGATAACAAAATCTCAGAAGCTTTCAATAGAGCTACAAAAAATAGGTCAATTACAAATTATGCTAACGAAAACGAAACAGGAACACCAGAGATTTTAAATCTTTGGGGTAAAAACCACGTTAAGTTAAGAGAGCAATTTACTCAAGGACAGACTGGACACTATTCAACCGGGCTATCGTGGGACATTCCAATAGATTCGGCTGGAGAAACAGGTTCATTAAATGATTATATATTTTGTAAGCAAGTATTTATTGCAGACTCAGTAAAGCAGTACGGGTATTTAAAAATAACTGTATCAGATACAGCCGGACAATTTCTTTATGGCGTGGAAACATTTAAACGTTCACTAGGTTTAGATTGTGAGTTTAACGTTTTAAGGCCAGATACAAAAGATAGATATAACTTTTTAAAGCGCCTTGTTTTTAAAGGGGCAGATGATAAGCGCTTAAATCCTTTCAGCAAAGAAAGAGGCCAATTTGAGATCAAGCGTAATGATAGCACGGTACAAGTATATTATGACGGCTCACACTACAACTTTGTTATCCCAGAAATTAAAGGGAAAAAGTCAGCTAAAATCCATGTCACTTTAGGAGCTTTTCACGATAAACCTATGGTATCAAATATGTACATCGATGAGCTAATGTTTAGAAAAGACTTTGTACCTATGATTGGGGATGTTCCTAACCGTTACGCTATGGGCTCAACGGCTGTAATCAATAGTGAAGATGATACCGTATATATTGACGGTATCGCTAAATCTAGTGAAGTTGTTGACGGTTCACAATGGCTAGTAATACCGCCCGGCAATTCTCAATTAGAGATTTACTTTTCTAGCTTTATTAAGAAAAAGCCAACAGTAACAATCGAATTTGAGGAAAGGTGGCTCTAATCATGCTCTTAACTATTCATGATGCAAACTTGCAAAAGGTTGCTTTTGTTGATAATAGCAAACAGAATACGCTTAATTATTATGCTGATACGTGGGTAAGGAGCTTGCCTACTGGATCCTCAACTTTTGAGTTTACAGTATTCAAGAAAGCAATTAAATCAGATACGGCTTTGATCAAGGCGTATCAGTATCTTAATGAAAGAGCGTGGGTATCGTTTAAGTATAAAGGCAAGAGCTTTATATTCAATGTTATTACGGTTGAGGAAGACGAACAAACGATTAAATGCTATTGTGAAAATCTCAACCTCGAGCTTATCAATGAAACAGCCAATCCTTACAAAGCTACAAAAGCTATGAGTTTTGCAGAATATTGTGAGGCTATGGATCTATTGTATTATACTCACCTTTCTATTGGTATCAATGAGGTATCAGATAAGAAAAGAACGATTGAGTGGCAAGGGCAAGACACAAAACTTGCTCGCTTACTCAGTCTTGCAAAAAAATTCGACGCTGAGATTGAGTTTGATACACAATTAAACGCTGATAGTACCATTAAGAAATTTAGTGTCAACGTCTATCATGAAAATGATGATAGTCACCAAGGCGTAGGCCGTATAAGAAATGATATACAGTTAAAATATGGCAAGAATATCAAATCAATCCGTCGCAAAGTTGACAAGACAGGTATTTTTAATACTATCCGTCCGACTGGTAAAAGAACGGTTAAAAATGGAGCTAGTGAAGATACTGAGGAAGTGGTGACTATCCGAGGGCTTGACGATTGGAAAAAATATAACAAGGACGGTATTTGTGAGTTTTACCAAAGAAACGAGTCCCTTTATGCACCTCTTTCAATGCAGCTCTATCCGTCAACTTTCTCACACGGTACAACTGAAGATCAATGGACAAGAAAGGATTTTACCTATGATACCGACAATCCAAAAGAACTAAGAACGCTAGCATACAAAGAACTCAAGAAACATTGTTACCCAGCTATCACCTACGAGGTGGATGGATATGTTGATGTTGAGATTGGTGATACAGTCAAGATACATGACGCAGGGTTTGCCCCTCTTTTAACTATCCAAGCAAGGGTATCAGAGCAACATATAAGCTTTTCAAATCCGGCAAGTAATAAAACAGTATTCTCAAATTTCAAGGCTCTTGAAAATCAATTATCAGATGGTATCAAAGAAGCTTTTGAAAGATTGTTTGAACAATCAATACCTTATGACATTAAATTGTCTACTGACAACGGTATAGTTTTTAAAAACGGCCAAGGTCAGACGATTGTGACTCCTACCCTTATGAGAGGGAACAAGGTCATCAATAGCGGATGGCGTTGGACTGTGGGCGGTGTTATAAAGTCTACAAGCGCTAGATACATAGTCAATGCCTCTGACATTGACCAAAAGATGGTCTTGACGGTTTCAGCTTGGATTGATAACAAAGAGGTAGCCTCTGAGCAGTTAACACTTATTAATGCGCTTGACGGCTCAAGAGGTGCCCCTGGTGCTCCAGGGCCTAAAGGAGACCCCGGACCGAAAGGAGACCGAGGAGAAAAGGGAGCTTTAGACGAAAGTCAGCTAAAAGAAATCAAGACAAGTATTGACTCTAAAGCTGACCAAGGCTTGACTCAAGAGCAACTAAATGCGCTAAATGAGAAAGCAGGACTTATTCAAGCTGAGCTTGAGGCCAAGGCAAGCGCTGATACGCTTGATAACTGGATAAGCGCCTATCAGGATTTCGTGAAATCGAACGAGGAGGCAAGAGCACAGGCTGAAACAGATTTAATTTCAGCTAGTCAGCGTGTTTCTAATATTGCTAAAGACCTTGGAGAATTGTCTGACCGCTGGAATTTCATTGACAGCTACATGAGCTCATCAAATGAGGGCTTAGTCATCGGTAAGAATGATGGTTCATCGAGTATGCTATTTAGTCCTAATGGACGGATTTCAATGTATTCTGCAGGGGTTGAGGTTATGTATATCAGTCAAGGTGTCATCCACATTGAAAACGGGATTTTCTCTAAGACCATTCAAATCGGACGGTATCGAGAGGAACAGTATCACATCAATCCTGATATGAATGTCATCAGGTATGTAGGATAGAGAGGAGTAAAATGGCAAAATTTAGTAGCTCAAACAATGGTCTGTACTTGAATGTATATATTGAGCAAGGCGCTCAAAACATCGCCAACAATACAACTATTGTAAATTGGCGTGTAACAGTTAGTAGACCAGTCTATTTTCATACCTACAACTTGCAAGGCGACAGTACGCTTTCTCTTAGCCTAGATGGGCGTAATGTCCACTCAAGCAATCCAACCTGGGAGGTTTGGGACGGAGAGGCTACGCTTGCAAGTGGTTCAAGCACAATCAGCCACAATGCAGATGGGACTAAGACCTTTGCTCTGTCTTGTACGTTCAATCCTAACAATGGATTGCATAAAACAATGACAGTAAGAGCAAATGTCAGCCTGACTACTATCCCACGCTCAAGCTCTGTGAGAGTGAGTGCTGGTGTGATTGGTAGCTCAGTTACTATCAACATCAACCGTCAAAATTCGAGCTTTAAGCACACTGTGCGATATAAGTGGGCTGGAAAGTCAGGAACGATCGCAAGCAATGTAGACACATCCGCTACATGGACAATCCCTGTGGATTTTGCAAACGACATCCCGAACTCAGCAAGTGGAACAGGCACAATCTTTGTTGATACCTACTCAGGCTCAACTAAGACAGGAACGCAGTCAACAACATTCACGGCAAGCGTACCAGGGAATGTAAAACCTACTTTTTCAGGTGTTACACTGTCGGACCTAAATAGTGCAGCTCAAAACCTCATTTCAAACTCTGACACATTCATCCAGGTCATCTCTAATATCAAAGTGGCTTTCAACGGTGCCAAAGGCGCTTATGGCTCATCCATTACAGGATACAGAGCTGAGATAGTTGGTAAAAATCAAGCCACTAATTCAAACGGTGGGAGCCTTGGTATTATGAACTATCACGGCACAATCAAAATCAGAGCGAGCGTATCTGATAGCCGTGGTAGATGGTCAGACACTAGAGAGGTATCTGTCACAGTGCTTGAGTATTTTGCTCCAGCACTCAGCTTTAGCATAGCAAGAACAGGCTCAACCTCTAGCACCTTGACCGCTACGAGAAATGCCAAGATAGCACCTCTCACAGTGGCAGGACGTCAAAGAAACACAATGACCTTGACTTTCAAAGTAGCCAAGCTAGGTACTAATGCTTTCACGGTTGACAATGGTCAAGCGACTGGCACTTGGTCTAGTATTTCAAGTCTAGTCAATTCACAGGCTAATCTTGCAGGCAATTATCTAGCCAATCAGTCGTGGGTGGTCATCGGTATTCTTGAGGACAAATTCACTCGTACTGAGTTTATGGTCAACGTGGCCACAGAAAGTGTGGTCTTTTCTTATGACCGTTCAGGCGTAGGTGTCAACAAAATCAGAGAGCGTGGAGCCCTTGACGTTAAAGGCGACATCTTTGCCAATGACAAGCCTATTCAGCAGTATCAATTAACCGATTATAACGGAGGACTATCTAGAGGTAGTGCTCAGTGGGATGACGTTTGGGACAAGCAAGGAACTGAGTTTGGTTGGAGAAGTGGAAAGTACGCAGATAACCCTACTGGCAACGATTGGGGACTATTTCAAAACTATTGGCTTGACAGTTGGAAAGGCGTGCAATTTTTCACAGGGGTAACAACAAATAGATTTTTCTTTAGGACTTACAACAATAACACTAGATGGGCTCCATCTCAATGGAAAGAGATTGCTACAAAGGATGACTTGCAGAAAATCGTTACAAGAAAAATTGAGCTAGGCTGGTTCATTAACGGTAATGTAACAAGAAATGGCAATCTTGTCACAAT